CCAGCACTACCTGGTGTTCCACTTGTTGTTACTCCTGTAGAATATTGTGTTGTTTTATTTACATCATAATAAAATAATAATGGATGTCCTGAGTTTGATGCTGCTGACTGATCAAATCTATATGTGTTTCCTACTTTTAAATTTAAAAAAGGACTTTCAACGCCATCTAAAACATAACCAAGTGCTGAACCTACTCCATAAGCTATGTGTGCCGTTGTTTTAGTAGCAACAGTTATTACAATTCCATGATAAGCATTCGAAGCATCAGCATTATATTTTGTACCATATACGTCTATGTAAAGTTTTCCTGAAAGTGTATTTGATGATAAATTAATTGTTTTATTAGTTAAAGTTTCTGCACCTGCTAAAGTGGCAAAATCTCCATCACTTAAAGCAGAGTTAAATTGTGCTGTTGTGCCTAACAATGTATTACTTGTTAGGTTTATAGTTTTGTTTGTTAATGTTTGTGTGCCTGTTAATGTTGCAACAGTTGAATCTATAGCAATTGTTCCTGATGATGTAATTGTACCGCCTGAAAGGCCTGTACCTGCTGTAATAGATGTAACTGTACCAACGCCACCGCCGCCACCGCTTACTGTACCTGGCTCGTATCGGCCTGTTGTACTGTTAAAAACTAAAACTTGGCCATTTGTAGGTGATGTACCAGCCACATCTGATAAATCTTTTATACTAGAGTTTTCTGAAAGTAATTCATTCCATGAACCAGAGTCAGCAAAAAAAGCTTTTGCTGAACCTGTTGTTGTAGCAAACATACCGGCATATGTTACATTGTTAGGTAATGCACCAGCATTTGCAAAATTAAATCTTGCTTTACTTCCACTTCCTGTTAAGTCTATTGTGCCTGTACCTGATAATGCAGAAGTTCCCGTTAAATTTAAATTTGCAATTGACGTTGTTGCGGCCGCACCTAATGAAATTGTGCTTGTACCTATTGAAACTGATGAATTTGTTAAAGAAGCATTAGCAATATTTGATAAAGTATTATTTGAACCATTAATAGTTTTATTTGTTAAAGTTTCAGTTCCAGCTAATGTAGCAAAATCTCCATCACTTAAAGCTGTATTAAATTGTGCTATTGTGCCTAACAATGTATTATTGGATAAATTAACTGTTTTATTTGTTAATGTTTCAGTGCCAGCTAAAGTGGCAAAATCTCCATCACTTAAAGCAGTATTAAATTGTGCTGTTGTACCATTTAAAGTATTACTTGATAGGTTTACTGTTTTATTTGTAAGCGTTTCTGTGCCAGTTAATGTAGCAAAGTCACCGTCACTTAAAGCAGTATTGAATTCAGCAGTTGTGCCTGACAATGTATTGCTTGATAGATTTACTGTTTTATTTGTAAGTGTTTCTGAACCAGTAAGAGATACAAAATTATCATCTGATAAAGCTGTATTAAATTCTGCTAATGTACCAGTAATTGTATTTGTTGATAAAGAAATAGATTTATTTGTTAAAGTATTTGTAGATGTTTCAGTTAAAACATTACTGTCTAAACTAATGGTAACTGTGTCGCCTTGACTTACAGTTGTTGTTATGCCATCATTACTTTTTAATTTTAAAGTGCCACCTGGTTCAATTGAAATTAAAGATGAAGAGTCATCTCTTATATCAAAAGATAAAGTTGATAACTCTGATAATAAATTTAATTGTGCTGGTGTGGCAGTTAAAGTAATATCTGTACCATCACCTAATGCTGTATATAATTCTGTAAAGTTAGCATTGACAATTTGACCGCCGGCACGTAGATTTGTACCTGTTCCGTCGTTTGCTGCTGTACCAATATTAATTGTTTGTTTAGCCATGAATTATTCTTTTTCTATATTTATAATCATTTTACGGTGTTGTATCATCAAAAGTTATAGGGTTACCATCTGTATCAATTGTTTGGTCAAACGTGACAACAGTATTATCAAATGAATTGTTAGGTACAATAATAAAAACTTCACAAGGTATTGTTAATTTTGTTTTAATTAATCTGCCTAAATCAGTAGAACAAAATAAAAATGTGTTGTCTTGTCCATCTAAAGACGAACGTGTGCCAAAAGTAACGTTTGAACTTAATTCTGCAATCGTATAATGAGTATCTGCTTGTCTAACAAATGCTCTTAAAGCTTCTCTATTAATTGTACCATAACGTGGGCCAGCATAACCGTATCCTTGAGCAATTGTTACGCCATTGAAAACTCCTCTAACTCTTGATAATATTGAGAGATTAATACCCTCATTAAAAAATGTAACATCTCTTGTTGTATTTAAAAAAGGAGAAATAGTTAAAGTATCTAAATCACCGCCTATTCCCGATAATGGATTAGCTCTTAAGCTTGTGCCATCTGTTTCAGTGCCTAATCTTCTACCAAATATTGTAAGGAATAAAGTATTTAAGATTGAGAATATAGGTGATTCTGATATTTGTGATATTTCACCTACGACAGGAGCTCTTGCTTGTAAATCTAATTCAGACTCTATATTTAATCTATTAGCAAAATAAAAACCTGCCGTGTGCATAGTTTTTTTATAGTCATCTCGCCACTCATTTATAGAACGTGAAACTTGTATTAAATAAGAAAAATCTTGGTAAAGTAAACTGTCTTGAATTTTCATGGTAAACTCTGAAATTTGACCATCTTCATTTATATAAACACCATCACTATCTCTTAATGCACCTATTGTCACGTTAGCTGTTGCTGTAATAGATTTTTTAATTGTAGCTGTAGCTCCACTTAAAGATCCTGTTATAGTTGAACTTACTGTAAATGTTCCTACAACATCTTTCAAATTTAAAAAACCTACATCTGCATTAAAACTTACAACTGTAGCTGTAGCTCCTGTGCTACTTGTAATTGTTTCGTCTGCTACAAAAGTGCCTATTCTTTGTATGATAATTAATTTTGTTTTAAATTTTAATGTAGGTGGTGTGGGGCTATTTTCATGTTCTGCACCAGCATCAATAATTTTTAATTCTCGTATTTTACCTATATCAGAACCAAACGCTTTTAAATTACCATTTAAACCTGTTAAGGTCGAAATAGACACAGTTGGAAGTTTTGTATAACCTGAGCCAAAATTATACAAAAATATATCTGTTATATCGGCTACACCCGTTCCAGATTCTTGTACTATTACATTTCCGGAATATGTATCGCCTGATGTTGTTTGATCTTCTAAAATTATTCTATCGCCAGAATTATCTTCATTACTTATACCACCATTTACAATTTTAATAAAACCAGCTGCGCCTGCACCGTTAGTATTCGTATTATTAAAAACTAAATCATCACCTATTGTGTATCCTACACCTGCATTATCTATTATAATTTCTGAAAGAGATCCAGAAGAAATAGAATCTGTTTGTATTATAGCACCAAAACCGCCACCTGTTATTTGAACAGTGTCTTCGTTTTCATATAAAGAGCCTTGATTTGTAATATCGTAAGAAACAGGTATACCTGTAATTTCTGATTTAATAATAAAATCATCATCATCAGTTGCTGTGCCTCTTATTTCTTCACCTACTTGAAAAGTTCCTGATAAACTATCGTCATTTAAAGTTAATTCACTTATAATATGGCCACCTATAATAAATTTAATTACATCTTCTATAATTGCTGTAGCATCAGAAGTTTGTCCTGTAATTGTTCTTCCTATTAAATTATTATTATCACCTTGTGTTTCTATACATCTTATAAGTTTTTTAGTTGTAAATTTACCATCAGATACTCTTAAAATTTGTTCTCTTGGTAAAATTGTTTCAGAATTTTCATTAAATAATAATCTAAAAAATATTTTATTACCCTCATATGTGCCTTTTGATTGGTATAAAGACTTAATATTTTTAATTAAATTTCTTTTATTTACATTTACATTTAAATTATCAGTTAGAGTCGTTATTAATTCTTTTCTAAATTGATATAAAAAATTTGATATAACTTTATCAGGGTCTCTAAAATTTAACAACTCTTGAATGTTGTTTACAGGATTAGGCCTGTAATTATTTACAACAGCGCTTGCATTAGAAGATAATCCTAAAACAGTTTCACCTATGATAAATTTATCTTGTGATACTATAAATAATCTATTGTTATCTAAATCTTCTGTGAATATAGTTGATGTTGCTTTTGATGTTTGACCTTGTATAGTTTCACCTCTTGTAAATTTACCAATAGTTGAACTTTCTAAAAGTATTTTATCTCCTTCATCTAAAGGAGTTATGTCCGAATCTATACGAGAACTATCTAAAATTAATTTATTGTCTTGATCTGTCTCTGTTTCTAATTGTATACCATCTGTTGTTTGTACAGAAGTCACTGATAATTCAGCAGCCTCCAAAAATGTGTAATACGTTTTTAAAAATTGTAGAAATTTAGGATGATCATCAAGTACAAAATCAGGTACTTGTGAACCTATAAGACTTGAAATTTTATCTTTAAATGTAGCCATAATTATTAATAGCTATTATTTGTTGTGTAACCCACTCCTGCGTCAGCCGAACCACCTATAAAAGTATCTATTTGCACCGTAACGACAGAATTTTCAATATCTATTTCTATAATTTGATCTCTTACAGGCACAATGTCGTTTGAACTTGGTTTAACTGTCAATTCAATAGAATTAGAATCTTCACCTCTTATATCCTCTACATTTGTAATATTTAAAGATGTTAATGTAATTTGGCCTGTTGTATAATCAATTGTGCCTTGTGTATTATTTACATAAGTCCTTACACCGCCTACTAATCTATATCTTCTTACATTTTCTGCACCATCATCGTCTAAAAAAAATATATTTGTTGTATCACCACTGACTTTAAATCCTGAAGATTCTAAAACACCACCATTTACGGCATTAAAACCAGATACTGGATTAAATATAGCGTTTCTAAAATATATATCGTATCGTAATGAACTATTCAGTGTTGGCGTAAATGTCTTTCTTATTTTAATTGTTGTTATATTTGATACTATACTTGTATCTGTATCATCTATTAAACTTACTACTTTTGAATATCTAAAAACACCATCAAATTTTTGTAACGTATCAGCATTATAATTTGTTAAAGTTGTTAATATATTTGCTTCTAAAGTATCAACTGATTTGGTAGTTAATCTTGAATCATATTTAACCACACTTGTAATTAATACAGAAGTTGTTTCAGGATCTACTATTACTGGCCTTACTGAAGCTACGTTATAAGGTTTTAAAGCTGTAATTATATTTTGTTTTGTAGAATTTGTAAGTGTTGAGCCGCTTGCCGCTTTGATTGCAATTTTTACTGTGCCATATACAGGCGTTTCATCATCTTCACCACCCCAAGCACTAACTGATTGTGCATTAGGATAAATTGATTTTACAAGAGTTTCATAATCAGAAGTTGTAACAGCACGATTTTGAGCCGAATAACTAAAAGGTGCATTAAAACGAATAGACTCTTTTGATTCAGCAGTTGTTCCTCCTTGTGAAACAGATTTTGTTGTAATAGATATATCTGAAAATCCACTTATTGTTGTTGCTATTGTGAATGTTGAAGCTCCGTTTGATTCATCCATATTTGTAACGATGTATTCTAATATAACAATATTACCATTTTGTAAAGCTGCACCTATAACACCATCACCAAAATAAACTTCAAATTTACCATCTTCTATTTCTTGTAAAAAATATACTTTTGAAATGTCTGTTACTTTATTATAACCACCTGCTAAAGAATATATATTTGTTGTTGTATCATTAGAACTATTTTGAACTGAAACTTTTAATGTAGTAGTATCTGCAAATTCACTTTGTATAATAAATTTTTGGTCAGGATCGTTTGTATCTACTGTGTATCTAAATGTGGTTAAAGTACCTTCGTAAACTTCTACATCTGAAAAAAGAAATACTCCGTTTGTTGGTGTGATTATATAATCTTCATTTGTTACGTATTGATAAGATACGCCATTTACGCTTGTTGTAAAAACTGTGCCTTTATTTAAAGTTAAAGTTGAACCTGTTGCGTCGTTAACTTGAATATCTAAACTGGCAAACGGCGATCTTACAGAAGATGGTGTGTAGCCTAACATTTTTGCTAACGATACAATATTTTTTCTTATGTCAGCACTGTCTAAGTACATTTCATTTGCTAACATATTAGCATTAAAACCTAAATAATGTGTATTGTAAGCAAGTAT